AACGTGCCGCCAGACAGCGAACTGCTGAGACCCGAGCCAACAGCGCCCACACCACCAGCAATCAGCGCGGACATAGCCGCCTGCTTCAGGTCACCGCCGTTGATCAGGGTCCCGATACCCGAGCCAAGCGCCGCACCGAATACAGGACCCAGCGGCGTTGCGGACAGAACAATCGGCAGAACAATCGGGGCCGCCTTCTTGAGGACCTTGCCGACGCTGCTAACTGCCGATTTGACCTTTTTGACGATCTTCGAGAACCAGCCAAACTCCATAAGGCCCGTCTCGGGATTGAAGGAGTTCGCCGAACTACCGACTACATACTGCTCCGGGTCCTCAATGCCCATCTCGCGCAGATGCGAGAAAATAGACTCACGAAGCTCAGGACTGCGTTCGATCAAGGGCCGTGGTACGACGATCTCGCCCGGTGCAAGGTGAGCCACGAACTGGTCACCGCCGCGCCCATAAGAGGCCATGCGGCGCGCAACATCACGAAATTCCGCGACACCCGCGTCACCGTACACGGCCCGCGTTTCTTCGTCCTCAAGCCGCGCGATATCCTCGTCATCCATGACGAAGTCAGCGATACCCCCAGACGGGATGATTTCTTCTTCAAGTTCCTGAGCTACAGCCATCACGCTGCTCCGCCTTTAATAGCTTCAGGTACAGTCACTTTGATTACTATACCCTTAGCCTCGTCCCCAGTCCACGGATTACCGCAATCTGGGCAATTTCCATTCGGGTAGCTCAAGATTTCCTCTGGCGTATCCACTAAGTTGTCGCACGTTACACACTTGACAGTAGAACGGCTGGTCGAAGGCGTCCACTGACTACCGTCCGACATAACAATCATACCATCCACCATTCCACGCTCCTTACGGTGTGCTTACCGTGACCGAGCCAACCGATCCGGTTGAACCGGAGCCTGCTACATGCGGGCTAGAAAGAAGAGAAACCTTAACAAAACCATCTACTTGGAAAAGAGAACCCTGCTCAAGGCCGACATCGTTGGTCGGGAGAGCCGTCAACGTAAGCGTCGTACCCCGCATAGCACCCGGCTGCTGTAGCTGGATAATATACGTCGTCAAGAGCCTCACCATATCAGAGAAATAGTCCTTCCGGTATTCCACCGGAGGAACTGCAAATCTAGGTGGGACTAGATCACGCGTACTCATCGGCGGCCGTCCGGCCGGATTTCAAGTCGCGTCGCGCCGAGCCGCCAAGCCACCCCGAGGCCATCCGTCTCAACACGGAGACCAAAAGCGCGCCCTCGCGCCCTAATACGGTTCTGGGTCGCCGTATTCGAGACGGTAGTCGATACAGAACCCGTGTAGCCAGTGCCCGGAAAACGCTCTGTATTGACCGTAAATGTCGCCTGCTGGAGCGCCATATCGCTTGATTTCTCAAAGCTGATGTCCGGGATCAAGCGACTCGCAAACACAAAATTGTCGCCCTCGGCGATCTCAAGCGGGCTCGACTGGATGTAGGCCGTCATGGCCGAACCATCGTCGTCCGAGCCAATCTCATGCTGATACAGATAACCGTTGAACGCCGCCGCAACAGGGTATGGCTTCAGGCCACGGTCCAGCCACGCAGACCTAGAGAGCGAGCCAAAATACCAAATCTGCTGCTCGTAGTTGTACGTTACATATTTGTTGTTGTTCTCCGAGTCCGCCGACGGGTAGAACCACGTGACCTCTCCAAACGAGGAGTTGACGGAGGCAAACACCTTCTCCGATTGGGTCGTGTTGAAGTCTTGGAACACCGTATCGCGCACCGCGCAGGGCAGCGGAGAAACCTGACCGTCGTACAGGTAGAACTTGTCCCGGCCCATCCAGAAGACCGCGTCTCCTACAGCCACTGCGGCATTGGGGCCGATAATCGTCGTATTCGCGCTGATTTGCGTTAGACCGAAAGTATACGGCGCGCCGATATACTGGAGCGAATGTACTGAAGAATCTGTGATGATTATAATTTCTCGCCGCGTTTCGACGCCTTGCACGATCTCAGAGCCGTTACCGACGATCAAATCACCTGCCGTGTTCTCCGCTGTAGGGGCCCAGTCAGCGGCGTTTTCTTGGTCGGACCAACGAATCAGAAGTTTATCTTGCGTGTTGGTTGCATCCCCATACGCATCGCAACCCAGAGCAATAACGTGTCGGTCACGGTCAGATACCAACATCTGACGTGCGATAGTCGGCGCATTACTGTCTAAAGAGGACAGCGCGACACCGCGCGTAGACAAGAGAGAGTCGTAAGCCCAGTAATATATTCCGCCGTCACGGATGTTGTAGACGAGGTCCTGACCGAAGTTGTCCTGTTTCCATATGCGGATGTTACCTCCGCCCGCTACCACAGTAGCGGCAGAGCCCCACGAACCACGGCTCCATGTGCCCGCGCCCCAGCCCGTACCGGGGACAACGGTGTCGATACCGACATTGATCTGATAAGCCGCGACGACCGACCCGCCGCCGTTGCCAGTATCCGAGGAGTTAGCGGTGGCCGACACCTGAATGGTGTATTGGTTATCGTTCGGAACCGTAAGAATTTCGTATTCTTGGTTCAGCACCGCTGCGGTTACGTTGCCACCTAGCGATACAGCGCCGCTAAAGGTTACAAAATCACCCGGAATACAGCCGTGTGCGTTGTCCGATACAGTTATCGTTGAGGAACCGTTTACTGCTGCAAAAGTTGCCGTTCCGGTCGTAGTGGCCCGCAAGGGCGTGATGTCGTAGTACGCTTCTCCCACTTCCACATAGAACTTTAGGTTAGTACCGACCCCCATAAGCTCTGTACCGTCCAGCGCTTTCCAATTATGAAGAGAACGGGCAGTACCAAAGATTTGCGCGTTGCTGTATTTGACCCAGCCGCCGATCTTTTCGGGGAACCCAAAGCGAAAGCGCACTTTATCGCTATCTTCCCAGCCGCCTTCATTGGCATAGGAAGTGAATTCTGTATTAATCCCCGGCCGATACTGGAGCTTCGTCAGGGGCATACTTGTCTACTCCGTGGCAGGCCAGTTATAGATCGGAGCGTTACCTGTCGGATCGCCATTCGCGTCTACAGGCGTATCGAAGAGGCCGATGAAGGCATCCAGCGTGGTGCACTGGGTTATCTGATCCTCGATAATCCCGGCAGCCAGACGTACCTCGTTGCGGTACTGCTGAATGTCAGCCGGAACTTCAACACCGGTATCCGTCTTCCGAATATACGCCCAATCGGTGGCGGACAATAGCGATCCCTGCGTCGCCTTGGTCTGCGCGATGTACTGCGACTTCAGCCCCAGCGTTACGATCTGCTTGCCGTCTGGTCCCAAAATGGGATCGTTGTTATCGTCTACTTCTTTTCGGTCTTCTAGCTCACGGGGCACAGATGTGTACGCGCCGGTCAGGTCCGGGCCGGTCACCCAGTAGAACCGCTCGTCTGGCTTTGGCTGCACTGAGATTTCAACAAGGCCAATAGACGCTTTAGTTGCGGCGTCGTAGCGCGTCCACGACGCCGGGTGCTGGACACCATTATCGTCAGTCCACGCCCGGCCTTCCTTGATTACTCTACCGTTGTAAGTCCACATTTTATTCTCCTATCGAGCCGGGACGGGGGCGACACCGCTGCCGCCAAAAGGGTGTTCTGCAAATGCCATAAAGATAATGGTGTTCCCACTACCGTTAGGGCCATTGCCGTTATCTCTTACTTTGAATCCATTTGAGTTAAGGTCGAACCATTTTGTACCTGCACTTTGACTCTCAGCATTTGATAAATTTGGTGAAAGATAATGGTCGGCTACGTTATACGTATCTCTGACTGCATCATACATCCACCAGCTTTCCGCTGCGGATGCGTTCTTTCCTAAAATAAAAGCAGGTCGGAACCCGCACCAAATAAAAGGGCCGTCTGCCGAGCCATTGCCGGTGTATTTGCCGAATTTGCTAAAGCCTTCGACTGAGGCAAAGCAATAGGCTACGATTGAATTACCGCTTCCATTTACTTCTGGGAAAGAGCTGTTGCCAATACTAAAAACAGTAGAAGTTGGCGCGGTATTGTTCCACGGACCCGGTGTTCCTCCAGCAATTTCTGCATTTGTAAGATTAAGTTGCAGTCTACCTGTAGTTGGGTTTGCAAGGTAACTGTTGTACACAAACCATCCCCACGACGCAGACCTGTTTTTAACTATTATCATTTCAGGAGTAGTGGATAGGCCATGCCCGACCGTCGCAGCGGAGCCTGTTCCAGTGTAGGTAACAATGCTAAAATTAGCCGTGGTATCGGCCAACACTGTAGATGTAATTGATCCGTCTGTGTTGCTGCTGCCCGACCCCGAGACATTGGTCATCCAGTTCCAACCGACATAGGTGACTCCAGAGGCGTTTACGCTGGTGCTGCTACCTAACTGGAAACCATCGAGCAGGAATGTCTGAAGCCCGTTGACATCGGTTGTTTCTGCTGCCGTGGTATTAGACGACAGTACTTTAGTAACGTCGCGTACACGGTCGTAAAGCTGGTGGTTGTACGACCCAGAACTGCGCGACTTGATCCAACTGAACGCAGAGATGTTACCACCGGTAAGCGGGAGGTTGTCGGTGGATAGACCAACAAATCCTGTTGTTGGTGTGCCAACAAAAGGCTGCTGTCCGAAATTAAATTCGGCATCCACGCTATTGCCATAACAAGCCGGATAATAAAAAGTTCCGTCGTTCATGCCAGAAAAGTCGATTGTTCCTTGGCTCGTTCCATTTTTGAAAAACTCAATAACAGATTCATCAAAATCCGTTTCAACCCGAATTACATCACCCGCCGTATATGTAGCCCCGTAGGAGGTGCGAGTTGGAGTGCTACTTGAGTTTGCACTAACCAGCTTATTTCCATCATCCTCGTACATCAACTCTGGGCCATTCACCGCCCAAAGATCAACTCCCGCTTTACTCCATCCAAGGTCCATAGAGCCGGTCAAAGTGTTAATTGTCACTTCATATACAAACTTTCCATAATTTTTCTTGATGCCTAAAAATCCGCGAACTGCGTTTCCGGTTCGCACATCCATATCAAGATTGCCGTTAGACATTAGGGGCGTTGTAAAGCCCGTAGCATCATCAAGCGGATTTAACGTGCAGAAGTTATCAGTGGGCGTATCCGTCACCTGATCGTCAGCCGTCAGGCCACTGCTGGTAAAGTCATTACCGTTACCAGAGGTGTCGTCGCCCAGCGCAGCAGAGTCACCAAACTCTAGGAAGAACCCGTTGGCCCCATAGCTGCCAGAGTAAGCCTTCGGAACCCAGCGGTTCGTCGAGGCGTCATACTGGCCGAAGTCAGACGCGGCTAGTTGCTGACCGTCGATAAAGTTAATTTCTGATAGATAGCCGTCAAGATATTGCCCACCCGCTGGTGCGTTTCTGCCAAAGTAATGGAGCGTTGACGTGTTCCAGCGTTGATTCGTGGTTGTAATTGATGAACGAGTATCGGTAGTGAAAGCTGTAACTTCTGCACCATTGATATATAGTTTTGCTTTGTCTGAACCGGACGCTGCATAGTCACAAGCAAGAACCACATGATACCACGTACTAGCATCCTTAAAGGCCTGTGTCGTAACCAAACGGGTTGTTCCGGCCCACCGGACGAAAATCGTATCATTTGATTGAAAGCCGATAAAATCTTCAGTTGTCGTGGAAACAGGACCGGCAGAAAATATATAATTTAACAGACTAAGATTACCGCGTTTAACCCACAGACTGATTGTATAAACATCCGTGTCCGTGGCGGTTCCAAGCGTAGCCGACAGATACGCCGAATCATCGTCGTTAAACCGAGCCGAATTATCTATCGTGTAAGTTTCCGTGATCGGCTGGAAACTGGCGATGCGCTGACCGCCACCGTTTCCTATCCACGTATAGCTGTTGAAGTACTTGCTGCCGTCCTTGATTGTCGGCTCAGGCAGGTTCGCGGTGGACAGGGCGGAGGAGAAGCCGGTGGGCGGGGTGTAGGCGAAGCCGGTCTGACCAAAATTAACAGTTGCTATAGCGCCATTAAAACAAGAACATCCGATAAACCAATCAGTGTCAGTAGCAACTGTTGAGCTTTCGTTAGTTCCAGACGCCGGATCACCGGCACCACTTCCTACGTCACCCCATGTACCGTTTTTGCCCCACCAGACTTTTCCGGTTGCTCGATCAAACGCAAACATTCCGACATCGCCATCGGCAAAGTCGAGAGAGGAAATATAGCCACTAGCTACGTTGTTGTTATAAATATAACCTGCGTTTAGCGCCAAACTAACATCGAACTGATCAACGCCGCCTTTATCAAACCCCGGAACATCATTTGTTAATGGGAATTTTCTGGTCGTCGTATTGAACAATCCAAAATACGGATACCCGGCATAGCCGGTGTCCTGTGTAAATTCGCAATATACCTTCGGGATATTCTCATCAATAATGATTGAGGATGGTGCACCATACGCATCGGCTGTAGCCGTTATCGTTAGGTTACCGTCTGAAAGAGTAGCCGAAGCCGATTTTGCAAGTGGGTTCCACGTCGCATAATTCTCAGTCGGCGTATCAGTGACCTGATCGTCGCTGGTCAACCCTGACGACGTGAAATCATTCCCGTTGCCGGAGTAGTCGGCACCCAGATCAGCGGAGTCAGCGCCTGTGATGTAGAAGCCGTTGGTGCCATACGTCCCGGCATAGGCTTTCGGAACCCACACGCCGTCGTCGTTGAACTCACCGAAGTCAGTGGGGTCTAGTGCTTGGTCGCCAATCCAGTAGATTTCTGCAAGATAGCCGTCAAAATGATTGCTATTGCTTACATGACGGCAA